ACCTTCACGCGCAGCGCACTGGCCCCCAACGAGACGCCGATGTTGGCGACTATCACCGCGCTTGAGGGCTTCCCTGCTGGCGCATCCTTGACGGTTGTCGTCTCGGCAGGGTGGGAACAGTGCCCCGCCGACCTGAAAAGCTGGCTGCTGGTGCGTATCGGAACCATGTACGAGCAGCGCGAGGCGTTCACCATTGGCCCAAATAGCCGCGACATGCCCCGCACGTTCGTGGACTGTCTGCTCGACCCCTACGTCATCCCCGGAGGGATGTAAGATGCAAGATTTGTTCATAGTGTGCCCAACGAAACCTACCGACATGAGCGGCAACATATACCTGAATGGCGTGGACTGCGGGACAGTAGAGGGCGTCACCAGCATCATATTTGTGGTGAACCCCGCAGATCGACCCCGGCTTGTGATCGAGCGGATGCCCACGCCCACACCTGAACGGGTGAACTGATGCCAGCCGCCGGACGCCTTCGCCACCGCGTGACACTACAGGCCCGTGTTGCAGGCGCTGACGAGTGGGGTGCACCGTCCACCGCATGGCAGGACGTCGCCACGGTGTGGGCTTCCGTAGAGCCGGTGTCGGGGCGGGAGTTCTTCGCCGGGGCGCAGACGCAATCTGCGGTCACCAGCAAGGTCATCGTCCGGGCTGGCGTTGCGGTGACACCTGCAATGCGGGCCGTATTCTGCGGTCGCACCTTGCAGGTTGAGGCGGTGCTGACGTCTTCCAAGGGCGACATGCTGACGCTGATGTGCGCGGAGGTGGAGTAGATGCCATCACTGTCGGAGGTGCGGGTTGAACTCCCCCTGTACGAAATCGAGCAGGAGATACGCCAGCAGTTCGACCAAGAACTGGAACCCATCGCCAAGGCTGTTGCGGCGACGGCACAGCGGTCTTCGGCATTCGCGGACAAGACTGGCAAGCTACGCAAATCCATCCGTGCGGCCAAGTCGAAGTTTCAGGACGGGGGGTGGATAGTCATGGCGACGGCTCCGCACGCCCACCTCATCGAATTCGGTCACGCCAACGTAAAGAAGGGCAATGTAGTCGGGCATGTGCCTGCGCACCCGTTCCTGCGCCCTGCCCTGACGGCGGTCGTCAATCAGTGGTTGCACACGGCGCGGGCCATGCGCGGAGGGGCCTACGATGAGCGCGGTTGATTTTGAGCAGCAGCTACGGGCTGCGCTTGTCGGGCACGCTGGGGTGACAGCCCTTGTCGGGGCGCGAGTGTACCCGCTGCTGATACCAGAGGGCACGCCCCTGCCGTGTGTCACCTACCAGCGCGTTAGCGGGACGCCCGAGAACACGCTGGAAGGGCATAGCGGCCTTGAAGAGGTCATGGTGCAGATCGATTGTTGGGCGGCAACCTACGGGGGCGCGAAAGCCCTCGCCAAGCAGGTGCGGGCAGCTATGGCCGCGGCCCCATTCGGAAGCTACCTCGACCAAGACCGCGACCTGTACGACGGCGAACCGAACAACACCAGTTACCGCGTCAGTTGCGACTATCGCTGCTGGCACAGTGAATAAGTAGGAGGGAATCATGGCCCAAGCACGCGGATACAAAGCGACGCTGACGATGGATACCGAAACCACCTTCGGCGTCGACCCTGCGACCAAGGCGGGCAAGCGACTGCCCATCAACAGCTTCGATATCAAGCCCTCGCGCACGAAGAATCAGGCGCAGACCCTGACTGGCTCGCGCAACCCAGCCGAGCCGTTCGACGGCAACGTGGCCGTTTCGGGAAGCGTAGCCGTGCCCGTGGACGCCGTGGCCTTCGGGCATTGGCTCAAGGCGCTTTTCGGCGCACCGACCACCACGGGTACGACGACCAAGACCCACACGTTCAAGATTGGCGACACCCAACCGTCGCTTGTGCTCGACGTCAACTACGGCGCATCCCCCGCCGTCTACGGCAAGGCCAACGGATGCAAGGTGTCGAAGCTCTCTATGAAGGTCGGTGGCGACGGAGAGCTTGTGGCAGATATCGGCGTGGAAGGCGCGAACATGACGTTCGGCTCGACGGCCTATGACGATGCTGCAACCGCTGTCGCCCTGTCCAGTCGCTTCGGCAACTTTCAGGCCGCGGTTAAGGAGGGTGGCGTAACCGTCGCCACCGTCACGGACTTCAGCTTCGAGATCAACCCCGGCCTCGACACGTCTGTGTACGTGCTCAACGGAACGGGCACACGTGGCGACATCCCCGAGGGCATCATGGCCTGTTCCGGAACGCTCACCGTGCTTTTCGCTGACACCGCCCTGCTGACCAAGGCGCAGAACAGCACCGAGACCTCGCTCGAACTCACGTTCACCAACGGGGCGAACATCCTGAAAATCACCTTCCCCGAGGCGCAGCTGCAGTTCACAGGACCAGGTGTTTCCGGGCCTGCCGGTGTGCGGCTTGAGCTCCCGTGGATCGCCTACCACGGCGACGATGCCGGGGCGTCTGCGGTCAAGGTCGAGCTCACCAACAACGTCACCAGCTACTAGGAGCCACATATGCGCAAGATTGAGATCGCGGGGAAAGAATACATCGTAAACCCACTCACCTACGGGGCTATGAAGCGGCTCCGGTCCAAGGGCAACGACCCTCTCGCCGTGAACACGCCTGTCCTGCTGGATGTCGACGGAACGCTCACGGCCATCCTCACGGAGGCGGGGCTGGCAGAAGGTCTCGACGACCTCCCGTTCCCCGACGTGATGCAGCTTGGTCTCGCCGTCCTCCATGAGACTGTCGGGCGCGAGGAAGAGATAAAAAACTCGTAGACGTCTGCCGCTGGTCTTTCGGCGACGGGGCCTCGTACTGCGAGACATGCCGGAAGGCCAAGCGACAGGCGGGGCAGACGGTAGACTGCGAAGGGTGCGAGGGGCGATGCCCCGACCTGATGCCTGAGAATCGCGAGGCGCAGGTGCTCATCAACGCATCGATGGGGCAGATACGGGTGACAGGCATGGGCGACGTGCTCGGGTTTGACCTGAACGCCGTGCAGATCGTCGCCAAGGCCCACGGCATCACCCTGACTCCGTCCATACTCGCCAAGTTGCGGGCTGTCGAAGGGGTCATGTGCGAAAAACGCGGCTAGCCGCATGGTCTTTGCCAATCAAATAGGGGTCGGAAGGAAACGAAAAGGGCCGGGGGTGTCCCGGCCCTGTGGGGGTGGCTACCTCAGTCCCGCAAGCCCCTCCATCATGCGGGCTGTCAGGTATATGTTGTCTGTGCCCGCCTCAATGGCCTTGATTCCGTTGCTGCTGAACGTGGTCATGGCGTCATACACGCGGGTTCTGTTGAGGTATCCCGAGGGCGTGTGCTGGAACAGCGGGTCGATGTGCGAGGCGACCTCGTAGGACAGGCGCGAACCTTCGCACATGAGTTGCCGAGCGCGGGTGCATACCTCGCCCGTGAAGTCAAGGCACTTGCTTGCATGAGCCTTGAGGCGTTCGCGCAGGTCGTCGGGGAGAGCGGGCAGGGCATGAGGCGCGGCGATGGATGGGGCTGGCAATGCAGACCTGACCTTGAGCGACAGCCCTATCAGATAATCAAGCGCCTCGCTGAACCGCGCTGGCGGAAGTTGCTCGTACTTGGCGATTTTGAAGTGCCGGTTAAAGCGCGTCCAGCCCTCGGCGTACCCAGCGCGGCGCGAGTCTGGATGCAGGGCTGACATCTTCGCGTCCATGATGTTGTGCAGCTGGCGGCACTGGTCGGGGGAGATGGCAATGGGAGCGGGCTGCGGTCTGGATTCGGACTCTCCAAGCCTTTCGAGCACGTCGAGTACCCAAGCGCGGAATGCCTTGGCAACGGGTGTGCGGGCGAACATGGCGAGGAGGTGACAACCGCGGAGGGAGAAGATGCGCACGGGGCTTTGTTGACCACCCACCATCAATTCGATGGTGCGCGTCATTGTTGGGCTGAACTCGTCTTTGTTGCGCTCATAGAGGGTGAGAACAGCGTCAGGGCGCGAGTACCCGAGAGCCGCCCCAATCTGACGGGCTTGCAGCCAAGGCTTGCCGTTCTGGTCGATGACGTCAAACGAAGTGTTCTGGAAAGCGAGAGCTGTAGACATGGTGGACTCCTACGGAACTTTTGAAGGTTCACGGCGGCATCCTCCACAATAGAAGATGCCGGGTGTTCAAAACAGCCGTAGGAGCTGCTGCCCGCCTTTAGGCTTTCGCCTTGGACATATCGGGCACACCCGGCAAACGATGGCAATTATGCCCCTTCATTGGGCAAAAGAAAAGGCCAGACTGTCGGGTGGCGCATCCGCCTACGGGTGTTTTGAAGCACCGTTACGGATAACAGAAAGACACAGAATGGCGAGGTTGTCAAGGCATGTCTTTCGGGGACAGTTCTGGGCGTGCGGCGTAAGGCCCGAAGAGTCGCCCATTGTAGATGGTGTACGCAGCCCACTTACCGACGCCGTCGGCGCAGTATACGAGATACGCTGTCGCATCGTGCTTGTGTGGTTTCCAAGCATAGCGCGGGCAATCGGAGACGCCTTCTTTCAGAAGCTGGTGCGAGATGTCTTCTCTTGTCCCGTAGTGCCACGCTTTTGCGTACTGCGCCTCCATGCCTCCCGATTCGGAAACGCCCGGGTCTTGGGACACGTTGCCCCGACCTTGCATCGCGGCGAATGCTGCTACGGCAAGAATCCCGATGGCGGAAAGGACCATGGCATGGAAGCCACCGCCTGTTTTTTCAATCTTGATAGTGCCAACGGTTTCGGCGTCGCCCTCACCGTGGTGTGGAGTGGCTAGCTGCGCAATTTCCAACTCTTGCGCTCCGACTTCGCGCCCACAGTGTTTGCACACAATGGCGGCTGGCTGGATTTTTTCCGCGCAGAAAGGACACAGCCGTCCTGCGACGCGCTCCTCGGTGCCTTTGAGGGCTGGCATAAACCCCACAGTAAACAGGGCTATGGGGCCCAAGAACAACCCACCGAAGAACCAGCCAACCGCGAACCTGTTTTTCGAACCAGCCACAGTTGCTGAAGCAATGCCACAAATTAACCCGCCTGCGAGGAAGAACAAAAACCATCCCATAGCGGCACCCTACAAAAAGTTCGCCCAGTGGTCTTCGCCAACAATGGCGATGCCACGCCCTTTATCCCTGTATTCAACAGCCTTCATGATCTTCGAGCCGTGCGTTGAATGTAGCCAGTCGCGGCTCCCGATCGTCCCGACCACAAGGAAATTCAGGTCTTTCTTGATGGACGGATAGATGATGCCCCCGCGTTCGACAACTTGCCGCTCGCAGTCCTTACGCGGCCCCATGGCAAAACAACCCGTGAGGCAAAAAGAGTGTCCTTCAAACGTCACAGCCGGAAGGGGGTCGTCGAACGGGAGAGAGGTTGCGAAGCTGGCAACGTTTTCCGCCACAGGCTGACCGCCAACGCATTGCGAAAGAAGGTCAAAGAGCGCCTGTCTTTCGTCACCGTCAATAACGCCATCGCTCAACATCTCGCGCACCTTTCTGTTGACGGCGTTGACAGGCCACACATCAAGCGCGTGGTGCATGTTTTCATCAAGCCAGCGGCACAAGAACTCTGCTTCCATTTGGTTAACGACCCCGTCGGCAACCACGCCCTTAGCAATACCGATTAGCTCATCAACCGCCCTGCGTTCGCGTGTTTTTCGGCAGAAGCCTTCAATGACCGGTTGCCCGTTTGCGTCGACGACACAGCCGTTGCCCATAACCGCCTCCTTTTTTACCGCAACTCACGCCCAC